GACTCTGATCCTTCAGATTGTTTGAAGACCAGAGTGAAAAAAGAAGCCCTGCAACGAGTATTGGAGGGAGTGGAGTAACCTATGCAACAGACAACAATTTTTCAAATCGCACCTGGAATCCGTTTTCTAGTTAAAATTAATGGGTCATCTGTTTTACCTTGCTATGAGCTTGACTCGCTTTGCGACCATTTAAGGGCCGCTTATGATGATCCTGATTACTCAGTCGTAACTAATTATAATTTTTCCGTGGAGGTAATTAATGACAATGTTCGCTAAGGGGACATGGACAGTCCTATCCCTAGTATCTGAAGAAGAAGCTTTTAAGACCAAGCTTGAAGCTGATGGCTGGGATTTTATGCCATTCAAGGCACAGGCACAGGCTCTCAATACTCATGATCATTCCATTGGTCTAGCCCCGTTTGACCAGCCACGCCTTGGTGATGTAGAAGAAATTGTGGCTATTAAGGCAGGTAAAGCAGATGTGCTAGACCCCCAAGCTCTTCGTCTTATCTTCACAGACAAGCCTTGGGTCTATAATGCTGAAGATGACACCCTAGAGGACCCAGGTGTAGGGACTATTGATCTTCAAGATAACAAACTGTGGGATAATAATCCCGAAAACTGGAAAATTGCTGAAGGCGTATACGCTTTCTGGATGATTGGGTTCGATTGGGAAGATGTCCATGATATGAATTCTAAGAAGGAGTCTTTGGCCTACTCCTATGGTTCCCCCTTCAAATATCAGCCTTCTGACATTAAGGCGCAAATTACTGCTGATGTCGAGGAATTGGATACTATTACTCGCAAGCAGTTCCAAGTGGTAGTAGACTTCAATCTCAAGCGTGTGTGGATCAATTCTCCCTCTAAGAATGTGGTTGGAGACCTTCTTCTTACTCTGGGCTCTCTAGATGTTGCTACTGAAGCCTGGAGACCTGAAGAGGAATACCTCATGGGTCCTCAGTGGACAGAGACCTTCCTCCGTAAGCTAGTAGACGCCTCTGAGTTCCATGATGACTTCAATGCTCGTGCTGCTGAAATTCGTATGCATGGGGTTAATGGTGTAGAACCAAATGAACAATCCTATATGGAAAAGATCCTCAAGAACTACTTCGCCTTTACTGAAAATGGTGGCGGGGAAGACTACCTTGCCTTTGGTGGTCCTCTTTCAGTTCGCCTTGCCCCAACCGTGGCATCCACAGTAACGCTCAAGACCCCATACGAGGCCACAGAGATGCTGAACGATGACAACCATACCCTGCTCCTCTCCGGCGCTCCTATGACCTTCTGTCGCCTATTTGAGAAGGTTTCAGGTAGTAATTCTAGGATGATCTTAATCAAGGACTTCTCTATTGAAGTTACTTCAAATACCTTAGCCCCTGATAATCCAGGCTTTATCGTGAAAGGCATCAATCTAGACAACTTCAAGAAGACTCTTAAAGAGTTCATCAAGGCTACTGGAAGCATCACCGTTAAGGATTACTGGAATCTTTGGTATTATGGAATGAACTCTTCCTTGTTCCGCTATTTCAATCTTGTTAAAGAAACCATGGAGAGTTAAGAAGTAGACTGGAGACTGATCTTGTTTTACAAGCCGCAATCTTTAAACGACATCGCTGGAAATAAAATAGCCCTTCAAAATTTAGGGGCTATTTTATTGAAAAAAGAACTAGCTCCTAGGGCCTATATCATAGATGGCCCTAGCGGAGTTGGCAAAACTACTGTTGCTAAAATTTTCCTTAGTCACTTCGGGGAAGTAGCTGTAATCAGACCCGATGAGCTAGATATTGCTGATATTCCTGAATGCCTAATTCTAGAAAATATAGCGGATATTAATCATTCCACAACTGAACAAATTGCGAAACTGATTGACTCTGACAAGCATTTTGTAGTCATTACAACTCAAAATTATTACAGACTTCCTCAGACCCTTAAGACAAGAGCTTATAGAATCCAGCTTGGTCTGTTAAATGAGGAGAGCCTTCGTGGGCTTATATGCAAAGTAGCACAAGAAAAATCTATACACTATGACCTAAATGGGCTATACCAGCTTTGTATAAGAGCCGAAGGCAATCCCGGTAAAGTATTAACCCTGCTTCATGGTGCCTCTTTAACTGCCATGAGAGGGGAGATCAATGGGTCTGTCAGATTTGAACCTCTAGAACTGGACAATCGAATTAAAGAGTTATTTAGTTTGTCACTCCCTGAAGCTATAAAATTGGTTAGAACCATTGAGGCTAGTGCTGATGATATAGTAGATCAGTTATTTACCTCTTATTCTTTAATGTATTTTAATAATGCAATTCCCCAACATCTCAGTAATTATAAGAATGTGACCTCCATTTTTCTAAAATGGAAAGGAGCTAGGGATTTACCATCTGAAAGCCTACCGCTTTTATTAAAAGAACTAGCTAATTCTGAAGAAGCTACTGATATGAAATTCCATGAAATATCTATGGTTAAAGAACCGGTAAATCCTAGATGTGTAATCGTTCAACCTCGTGAACTTGGCCCCAGCGAACTATCTGGTATGCTTGGTGCAGAAATTATAGGAGAAGTATGATATTAGTTTATGGGGATGTAAGTCAATTAGTAGGTCAAAAATGGTTTTTAATGGAAATTCGATCTGAAAAGACCGCTGAAAACATTATCCGTAGAATAGGTAATGCCCTAAAGGATATTATTAAAGGTGGTGCCTGCGAGGTATTTATTCCTGTTGGAGAAAGAGACCTAAATGTATACACACTGCAAACATCTTCTTATGTATTTATTAGAACGAATGTTAAGAAGGAGCTAACCAAGTTCAGAACTATTACTGGAGTTCTGGGTATTCTATGTGAAGGTGAACAACAAAGAATTGATAAGGCTCTAGCGGTAGAAGATGACTATGTTCAAGGGCTAATTAAAGACTGTGAAGATAGGTTCCGTATGGACCCAACAACTATAGTTATTGGTTCATTTGTGCGTATTCTAGATGGCTTGGACCGTGGCTTTTGTGGCACAGTAATTAACATGGAGAGAGATTATGCCCTTATCTCTATTGATTTAAAGACTAGAAGACTCTTCATTGAGACCCCCATCCACAATCTAAAAGATTTATCCTACGTCCCCACCGAGCAAAGAGTTTTCTATTATTCAGATGTGGTGAAGGAATATGTTGAGGAATTCACTGAAGAAGCTCTCATGACTCTTCAGAAAGATATTGTCTATAGTCCTCCTCATGTAGTAGAAGAGGACAATCATGGCGAAAATGAAGAGAAAAAAGTCAAGTTTGGTAGGCAAAAAACTATTACCGCTGTAGCCAAACGCCTAATGTATAGTGGAGTCCGAGACCCTAAAGATATGATAACTACCATATTAAAAGAAATTAAGGATGAGAATATAAAGAAGCCTAAGAGCATTTTTATTCTGTATTTCGTTCTTAAGCAAATTATCATGGAGGTCTTATTCAAGTATGATCCTGAAATTAAATCGTATAAAGATGTAATTTTAAAGCACGGAGAGCAATGGAGAATCTCTCCGAAGAGTATTAAGGAACTAGACACGGATGATATGATTCCTCTGAAGTCTGATAATGACCCCAAGCAAGACAAACGAAAGCGTAAGGATTCAGTAATCAAAATGGAAATAAAAGACGGTGTAGTAATTTCTTCAAAGGAGAAGTAAGAAATGGCTGATAACAAAGAATTCAACGGATGCGGAGTGGATATTGGAACTGCGTATATCGTATCTGCAAAATCCGACCAAGGAAAGACGGTAGACCTATCTTCCGTTAGAGACTGCTTCCTAGCTCTCTCCCTTGATAATGCTCCAACTCTTGACATTTCTGGTGTTGAGTACATTGAAGGCTCCAACGAACTCTATGTTGTTGGTAATGATGCCATCAACCTAGTTGGTGTTCTAGGAGGAGAGCTTCGTAGACCGCTTTCCAAGGGCTTTATTAGCCCCAAGGAAGAAGATGGTAAGGAAATCCTCAAGCTTATCCTATCTCAAATTCTAGGCAAGCCTGCGGTTGAGAAAGAGCTAGTGGCTTTCTCTGTCCCCGGTCCTCTCTTTGATGCAGACAAGCCTGCTAATTTCAAACCCTCCCAGGATATTGGACTAACTTTCCATACAGGATTTTTCAAGAATCTAATCACTGATCTTGGCTTCACAGCTAAGCCTTTGAATGAGGCCGCTGCCATTGGTTATGCTGAAACCATTACTCCCAAGAAAGGGGAACTACCACTTACCGGCTTATTTATTAGCTTTGGTGCCGGTATGACTAACGTAGCCCTAGTCTATAAGGGCCTACCTGTTCGCGTATTCTCTTTGCCTTTTGGCGGGGATTTTATTGATAATGCTGCCGCTGATCAGACTAGTTCTCTGGTGTCTCACATTACCCTTTTGAAAGAGCGTGGTGTTAATGTAACTTCTGGTCTAGTGCTGGACAAGCAGGACTCTGATGATACCAAGACAGAACGCCAAGCTGAGGCTATTAGCATGATGTATCGTGATCTTCTAACTAAGCTGGTTCACGCCACAAACGTATTCTTCGGTATGAATGAACATCGTACTGAAATTGCCGAGACCATCCCTGTAGTAATCTCAGGTGGAACTACTAAGGCAGTTGGTTTCATGGACTTATTTAATGAAGTCTTCATGGGTAACTTGGATGTGAGATTCAAGGTTGGTGAAGCTAGAGCATCGGCTAACCCCCTAGATTCCACCGCTACCGGCTGCTTGAATTACGTTAGAATTCTTGGCCAAAGGAGATAAAATGGCGCTATTGGATGGAGTAACTGCTGGATTAAACAAAGCAGGCATGGTAATTAAGCAATATCTCATCATTATCTGCATTTGTGTCTTCCTTGCTGTTGCATGGCAAGGGTGGAGAGCTTGGTGTGGGTACAAAGATAAACAAGAGGCCGCTGAAAAGGCTAAGGACAATGAGTTCAAGAAGCAGCTTCAAGTCCTTAATGACAAGGCTGCGGCTGATCAGAAAGATAAAGACGCTCTCACTGCCTCCAATGTTGTCCTAAAGAATCAAGTAGAGATGTGGAAGGGCAAAGTTGCCAATAATCCACCACCCGCTCCTGTCACGGCTCCACCTACAGATGTTAATGTTGCTGTAACAGATATTGCTTCTTCCGGAGTTAGATTCACACTTACTGTGCCAAAACCTAGAACAGATCCTATGCTCGGATCAGCTACTACCCCAACTAAGAATGTACCCACAATTTGGACTTGGTATAAGGAAAGCCTCCGTATTCCTCAGTTGGAGACCGCTTATACTACTCAAGTTGGGCTCACTGGAGCTTTAACTAAACAAGTGGATGGGCTGAATCTTGAAGTTCAAAAAGGTAATCAGATATCTACAGAGAAAGATGCCATTAATGCAGAGCATGTCGCCAGAGAAGCTAATTTAAATGGATTAGTCAAAGATGCTGATGCTAGGGTTAAACGTGAAAGGCTCAATGGTTGGTTGAAAACAGGTGCGGCTTTCGTTATAGCCTATGAAGCTGGAAAGAAAATGAAATGAAAATTGTAGAGTTCTGTTTTGATACTACGGATCTTATTCTGTCAAAGCACCCCATTTTAACTGGTAAAGTGTCTGTGGAAAAAAGAGTGCATGTTACAGAAACAGATGAAAATGGGTCCAAAACTCTTCTAGGCACCGATGTATTTTTAACAATCATTGAAGCAATTACCGAATTAAAAGAAGATGTAACTTTACCAACTCAGTTTAGTGAAAATACTCATTTTCATAAAGTGTACAAAAATGGCTGGATAGTATCCTATTTTGAGGCAGTATGATAGTTGGTGGCCCTCGCCGCATTATAGAGTCAAGTTATATAGAAAAAGAGCCACAATTTAAAATCGGAGATACCTATAAAACTGGAGGAAAGCCCTATAAGATAGCAAGCATTGGATGGGATAAAACTCTTACTCTCAGAGAATTAACATGGCTAGAGATGTCCCTTTACAGGCTTTATCATTGGATGTCAGATTGGATGTTTACATGAGTCACTTAATTTGTCCTACCCACGGAACTCCCATGTTTGTAGATAATAACTTAAATGCATGGTGCCCTGATTGTCTAAAAAGTGCCTATAGTCCAACTCAAGGCGTACTAACTCAATACCATCATGATAGGTTAGCGTCTAATAATTCCAATTTGCCTATCTAGTATGAAGGCTTATCTTGGTGAGTGATGCTAGAATTTGAATCAAAACTGGCTGCGGCTGTCGGCAATACTATAAAAGTCAAAGTCACGGACAAAGAGGTTAACCCTAAATTCCTATACTATTGGGTTCAGCATCTCTATAATTCCGGAAAAATTAAAGAAATTGTGGAGGGGTCTGTATCCCCTCAAATAGTCATATCTAGAGTTAAACAACTACCTTTCTACAACAAGACTCTAGGTGACGTAGCTAGCTTTTCCACCGAAGGAGAAGATTTCGATTTTGAGATTCAAAGGACTGGACAGAACGCTGGTAAAGTGGCCGCTGCTTCAGATTCCAAGAAAGATGCTCTAGCCAATAAGTATAAACTGGATAGAGTCGTTCTTGATAAAATTGCAGATGTTGATCCAACCCCTAATGGTGTCTACACCGAATGGCTAACGAAAGCCTATAAAGCTGGTGGCAGAACCATAGAAGATTTGACTACTGATTTTAAAGACAGGCTGGCAGTATTTGAACGTCTTAAAAACAGTCCTCAATTCAGGCTTAACAACTCTACTGATATTAACTCCTATCCCCCCGCTTATTTTATAACGATGATTGATAATATCACTAGAGAAGACCTGTCTAAAAAAGACCAATTGAAAGATATCGAAAAAAATAAAGCAAAATATTTAAGGGACGGAGTTGAATACCTGGGAAGAATGGGTCACTTCGACTTCTACCGAGTCACCACAGTAGAAGCCTCTATGCTGATGTCAACGGGAACTCATTGGTGTACTCAAGGTGAGAGTCATGCTAGGAATTATCTATCCAAAGCTCCTCTATATGTTATCACTACCCATGATGAAACCTATCAGGGTGACGAAGAGGAATATATGGGTAGTGATAAATTTGCTCAATATTATGTTCCCCCTAACTCACAAAGAATTGAATGCCAGGACATTGATGGGAATGATGTTGGGGAATACTACGGGGATACTGATGAAGCTTATGTAGTAACAGATGATCAGTATTGGTCACTCTTTGCGTTTCTTGCTAAATACGATAAAAGAATTTCTAGCTACATGGATGATGGTATTATTATTCCAAGTGAAAGTGACTATGAATCTCACCGCATTGAATGTGATCAATGTGGGACTGATTTTGACGAACACGAGGCTATTTACAGCGATATTACAAATGGAAGCTACTGTGATTTAGATTGCTTTAAAACAGCACATGAGGATTATATCAAAGAGCAGATGGACGAACTCTTACCGCCCATTGATGATACAGAAGAATTAGCAGCTAAAGCGAAACTAAACGAATTTATTAATTCTCCTGATTCTCCTGAAGCTCATGTATTCAATGTAATCCGCGAAGCTGTCGAGAAAATGAATGAAAAAACCAAAGAAGGCAACCCCAATGCCACTATCACCGCTCCTGCCGATATTACTCCAGAGTGGCATTTAGGAAATCTAACCTCCTCTCAGCGATGCACCCAATCTTCGTTTGACAGGGTTTTTGGTGGAGTAGTAACTAGGGAACAAATGGCTAGAACTTTGGAGCAGTTCAAACCCCTATACGATGCATCTAAATCTAGTGAAGAAAAATTTGAAGATATGGTAGAAGAAGTCACGGACAATTTTAATCCCCATCATACTGATGTAAGAGCTATATTAGTTGATCTTGGCCTTCTTGACCCAAATTATGTAAAAAAGAGTAGTGGGTGGAATAACACTTTACTTCATAAAAAACTGTGAGTTAAATCAACTTTTAAATCATATTTAAGATGAGGTCACAGACCTCCCCTCTCCCCCTCTATTCGGTAATCTTAAGGAAACTCTAAGATGTTAATGGTTAAAAAGAATGGTAAAGATTTTCTAGCTTTCCTTACTCCTTCAGGTGAAATTGAACTACGAGATTCTAAGTTTAATCCTGAGTCATTTGAACAATTAGATGGTAATGTGGAAATGATGGACATGAAAACATTCAATTGGAATGTTGTTCCGGTAGATAACTTCAAAAATCTGTTAAGATTGCGTATCAGCCAGTGTGATTCTGGGCTAAGACGCCAAGCAGTTTAAGGAAATATTGTAACGTATGGTAGTGTAATTACTTTAATACTTTATAATCACAAAGTCCGACCAATATTGGATCTTCGTGCATCATAAGTATGAGGTTAGATTATGCAATCCGCCGAATCAAAGGCCATCCAAATTTTGGAAAGGGTAAGAGACTTCTACCCTAACGGAATTAAAGAATCTAAACTCCCGTATGATGATGAACTTGTCATGCACCGCTTAACAAATAGAAAATTTTTGAGAACAATAGATGTCATTCTGGAAACCGGCGAAAGCATTTTTGAAATCACTGCTGAGGGTCTTAAAGAGGCCCAAAAGGGAAGGACCCATTGAAATGGCCGTTCCTGTTAACCTTCGAGTCTGCGGAATAGAGTTTGATAGGATCGAACTCAAAAAATCTTTAGACAAGACCATGGTAGAGGTCACAGATAGTAGATTTGGAGCCTTTACTTTAGACCATCATATGAAATTAGAAATCAAAGAAAACGGAAGATCATCCTCCTTGAATCTTTCATCAGTCACCTCCTCCTTGCTAGAATGTGCTAAGAAGCAGTAATAGCTCATAGGAGATGAACGGTGATAGCTGAAGAGGAAGAGGCTTGTCCTTTAATCACAGACTATACAGACAAAATGGGTCTTTCTCACAAGACCCTTGAGTTACTGTACCGAATCAGATGTCATGATCCTGAAGAGGGTCCAATTCCAATTCAGATCCCCCCAACTATTCGAAAGATAACTAAAACCGGTAAGCCCTTTGATATTCGTAATTACCAAACTCAATCTATAGCCCACATGATCAAGATGCATCGTTACATTGATGGTCATGCAGTAGGGTTAGGTAAAACCATTTCAGCAATTGTAGGATCAGCCTATCATTTACACAAACGTCCAGGGATGAAGGTGATCGTCTTCGGGACTAAATCTACTACCTATCAATGGCAGAGTGAGTATGAGAACTTTTCCACTTTAAAAGTTGAAGTACTTCAAGATAAGTATAAGAAGAAGAAGGGGTCTGAAGCTAGACTAGAACAAATTGAGGACCTATTTAATGGTGATACAGATGTCCTAGTTTGCAAATATTCCTCTCTAGTGGGCCGAAGAAGGACTATAGAGGGAGAATTTGACCAAGATGGTAATCCTGTAAACGAAGGCCAAAAAGAAGAGACTTCTCCAGAAGTATTAGCTCTAGTAGCCTTAATGAAAAAATATGGGGATAGGCTCATTTTAATCACAGATGAGTGCCAAAAATTTAAATCAACCACCTCTCAAAATAGAAAGATGATTCTTAAAATTCAGCCTTATATTGCTGCTATTTGGGCCATGACCGCTACTGTCATTCAAAATTCTCTAGATGAATTTTACTCTATTGCAGTAGCAATTGGCATTCGTCCCTTTGGCCCCATGAAACCATTTAGGTCAGAATTCTGTATCTATAGACAAGTTCATGTTGGTAAGGGTATTTACAAAGATCAGCTAGAGGGTTATAAAAATGTTAAAAAATTCAAAGAGGGAATGAGACCCTTTTATTATGGTAGATCCCAAGCTCAGGTTAAAGAGCCGCTACCAAAATTGTCTACTATTTATCATCCAGTGGACCTCGATAAGTATCAATCTAAGCTTATTTTGCACGATATCCCTCTTGGGGAATACATTCTCCCGCCTATGGTGAAAAAGGATGTTCATGGGGATCTTTATGAGAAAGAGCGTGATCCTGATAATGCCATGACTATGTTAGCTGTCACTCAAATGATTGCTAACCACCCATGTCTTCTAGAAAAACATGATTTAAAGGCGTTCCACACTAAGAATTTATCCCCTAAAGAGGAGGTTTTATTAGATTTACTAGAAGGTGATCTAGCAGGAGAGAAAGTTATTGTATTTACCAAATTCAGGACTTGGATTGACCGTTTCGAAGCCATTACCAAGAACGGCCATTTCACGGATCGCAAATTCCTCCGTATCACTGGAGCCGAGAATGAGAAACAACGTGAAATAAATAAACAATTATTCCAGAATGACCCTAATTACAACCTACTATTTATCAATACCGCTGCTGCTGAGGGGGTTAATCTACAGCAAGCGGCTCACATGGTTCTTCTAGACGCTCCTTGGAGTTGGGGAGTGCTTATTCAGCTAGTTGGTCGTATGGTTAGAATGGCAAGCCCCCATAGTGCCTGTACGCTTCATGTAGTCCCCGCCAAAGGAACCATAGATGAATATGCCATTGACACCTTAAAGGGCAAGGGAGAGCTATTTGAGACTATCCTGGGAGAGTCCTATTCCGCAGGGCTACTCAATGACTCCAATGATTTGGACCTTGCATCAGGTATGGAAATGGTTAATGATGACTCTGAATTCCTAAAGCTTCTAAAGGCACATGTTAAGAATATAAAGATGGGGGATTTCATTAGTGGCAAGCAGATTAAAGAGGCTGAATTAGAAGGTTCTGATTACAAAATGTCCTTTGATCAACCAGAGAGTAAAAAGAAAGAGAAAAAGAGAGTATCAGTGAGTGAGGCTGACCTTGCTAAGTGGGAGTTTTAATGGTTATATCAGTCTTCTCGGCGGAGACCTCAGTTTGTCCTAAGTGTCATGGCAACAAAACAATTGCCATAGGGGAGAATCTCAGGGAGCCCTGCACCTGTATCGGTATCGCCCTATTAAAAGAGTACACTAGTCCTCTTAAGGACTTTCATTTCTTAAAGTCAACTAAGCTCTTAGAACCACTTAAAGCTCGTACCAATTTATGCATTGAATGTGAGGACAATGGTATTTGGCAGGCTCATCTTAGGACCGCGCTAATAAGGCGCAAAATGCCTGAAAAGAGTTGGAAGATTGTATCCCCCACAGAACTAATGTCTCATGCAGTTCCCAGTGGGGATAATGCCCAACAAATGGCGGCTTTATACTCTGTAGACCTTCTTATTATCAATGCTCCAGTTTTCTTGCATTATGAGAAGGCTTCGCAGTGGCACGAATTCGTAATAAGTAACAGGCAATCTGCGGGTCATCCAACCTGGATTGTAGTAAAATCTAGGCCACAGTTTATTGATCAACATCCATCAATGACTTCAAGTTTTAGACAATTAGTTTTAAATCTCCCCACTATGAAATTGACTAGAGCTAATACAGTTGACTTAATAGTGAAAAGCAAAACCCCTCAAGTAAAATTAGCCTCAGGTAACGGAATCCCAGGTGTGGATGTAACACTGTTGGACTTCCTACCAGAGATGGATGACAGAATTAATTATTTAAAGGAGCATGTTAATGAGTGGAAACGAAAGGCGTCTATCAATAACGGGAATGACCTTGAGTCTTGACATTAAAGATGTCAGTTATGGTGCAGGCCAAAGTCGTTTTTTCAACATGAAGGCTGAAGTTCCGGAGGGAACTGAAGGTGTGGGCTTCGACAATATTGAGGAAGTAGTTAATCAAAGTTTAGACATGCACTTAGCTATGTGGGAATCCCTCAATATTGCTAAGTACGCAGCAGGAGAGATGAGTGGGACTGATGCTGCCGCTGCCATCACTAAGGCAAAGGCTCGTGTAAAAAAGATGAGAGAACATCTCGCTTCTCTCAGTAATAATTCAGAGACACCGGAGAGCTAATGCAATTATTGAATGAACTAAAAGCAGAAGTGGTTTTAAAAGATACCGCTATTCTTGGCCAGATCGCAAACCTTAAGACTAGCCTCACTTACAAAACCGATTCCAATTCTTATCAATTTGAAGACTATTTCAATATCCTGAACAAAGAGATTAAAGGCATTGATCGAATTGAATTGATGGCCGCTATTCCTCCAGGTGGGGCACAGTCTTATCTAGTAGAACTATCTACAGCCTTACAGCAAGTGACGGATAAGATTGAAGTAGCACAGATGAAGGCTATCTATTTCCAGGGAAAGCTTAAATCTGCCCTCCACTTAAGCAACAACCTACTTGCAACTTTTTCTGCATGGTATCAAATCGCTATCTCAGAAAAGCTGAAAGAGGCAGGAGTCAAGATTCCAGCCTCCACTCAAAAAGCCTTGGCAGAATCTGAATTCTCTAGACTAATTGGAGACACTGATCTTAATATTGACGGACTTTTATCCGCCGTTGAGGTCATGGTGGTTCATCTAAAAGAAATGAGGAAGATCGCTCAAGAGAAGTACAAGCTAGGCACTGATCAAGCTAATGCATCTATTGTAAATTTACCCTTTAATGGGGTAGGATCGGCTGGTGATAACAGCTTCCCTCTGCTTAAGAAACATTGGAGTTTTACTGAGGACTCTGAACCTGTAGAGTCTCCTGATAATGGCTTTGATGATTTAGATGAAGACCCCGCTTATGTTGAAAGACGTAGGGCTGATCAAGTAGAGGTCCCTGAAGGCATTCATAAGATCATTGAATCCTCCTCTCCTGCTGTTATAGTAGCAGAAGAAGTCTCCGAAGAGGATTTAGGTAAATTTATCACCATTAACGGGATAACGGCTGAAGAATTAACGGATTTAGTAAAAGACAGAGAGGCATTCATGGCCGCTTATCAAGGGGATTTCACCCCTTTACCACCCGTAGAGGCTGAAGAAATAGTCATGCAAGAACCTGATTCTTTTGTAGCTGAGAGCCATGCTCCTGCTGAAACTACTACACTTCATGATGACTTCGCTGGAGATATTTTAGTAAAAGCCGGTAAAGCCACTCTTGTCCCCTTGTCAAAGAAAAAGATTACTTTTGATGATGACGATGATGCAGAAATTCCAGTAGTAGTAAAGGAAGAAGTTAAGGTAGAAAAGACTGAAACTAAGCCAAAGAAAAAGGTAGTTACCTTTGATGATGACGAAGAGGAAGAGATTCCTTTCTAGACAATCGTTGTCAAATTTAAAGTTCAAAAAACCAGTATTATCTAACAAGGAGGCCATAAATGGCGCAGAAGTTTGAAGACGAAGAGGAAGTTGTAGTTCAAAAGGGTAAGGGTAAGAAGCCTATCGAAGATGATGATGATTTCTCTTCTAAGGACAAGAAAAAGGTTGACGTTGTTGTTAGTGATGACGATGACTNCGAGTTTGGTGATGAAAAGCTCATGTATCGTGGGGATGGTCTAGACCGTCTTCGTCCTGAGAAGGGTTCAGCCTCTCGTTTTGCCATCGTCCCTTTCTTGAAGACCAAGAAAGCACACAATCACTACATTGACAAGAAGGGCACTTTCCGTTGCACTACTTCTGATGAGGGTGAGGGACTTTGCTGCAAGTCATTGGGCAAGCCAAACCTCCAGTTCGTAGCTGTGGTGGTTCACTACACTAACGCGAACTCCAAGACCGGAAAGTACACCAAGGAAGTTGAAGCTACTGAGTATGAGATCAAGTATGTTAATCTCTCTCAGACCAATTTCTCGGATATCTCCGCTCTAGTGCAGGAAGATGAGCATGTCACTGGTTTTGATATTGTTATGACCCATCGTGAGAATGGCATTGGCTACAAGTTTAGCCGTGCTTCCTCTGAGGCTCGTTGGAAGAAGAAGGGCCTTACCGATGAAATTAAGGCAGCTTGTGCCAAGTTTGAAGATGGTGTGCTATTGACCAAAAAGCTTGGTAAGAGACTATCGCCGCTTGAATGGAAGGCTTTGATTTCTTCCATTGGTAGCGATGGCGATGAAGATGGGGATAATCAAGATTTGTAATTCCCATAATAGTGCTGAGGCTATTGGATGACGTTTATCCAATAGCCTCAATTTTTTGAGGTAATCATGGCCAAAGTAGCAAAGCCAAAACCAAGTGTAAAAGATAGAATAAAGTTACCACCAGAATTCGATGAAATCTCCTGGACTATTGTAGGGATTGATCCCTCTCTTAGTAGGACAGGGCTAGCTATTATGGATAATAATAAAGATACCTATACTTGGACTGCAATTAACTCTTTAAAGCCTGATGACTCAAAGGCTCCATCTTGGATTAGATCCGTTATGATGGCCAATTACATCACTGAGTCTGTCCTGAAAAACGGGGCTATGGATGCTGGCTTAATCATAGTCATGGAGGCTCCAACACCTGGGAATGACTACTTAAATACCATTAATAAAATCATCCATGCTAAGGTGTTGTCAGAAATAAGGGATCGTTCTGATTATTCTAAAATTTGTGTCATGCATGTAAACGCCATGACCATGAGGTCATGCTTAGGTCTGACCGCTAAAGGAAATAACAAACACGAAAATATAGCAAAATCCCATGATTATGCTCCAGCCGATGACTTCCCAGGTATTGACTCAGATGCCTGTGATGCTATCCTTCTAGCCCAATTCGGCAGATATTTATCAGATATGTTAATGGGTAAAGAAATTGATGATGTGCCGGATAAAATTTCCGCTGCTCTATTTGATTTCACAGATGTTAAAAAGGGTAAAGGCAGGAATGAAAGAATGGTCAAGAAGGGGATTATTTACAATCCTGCTTATTGGTTTGTATTTGCTCCTACCGTTTACAGTATTAGTGTTAAAGATGCACGAGTCCCACCCAAGAAAAGACTAACTAAAATCACCGTAACCATCTAAGGAGTAGATATGGCAAAGAAGACTTTAAGAAACGCAACATTTGATTCAAAAGATGTTAAGTCCTCATTTCTAGAGGCTTTGAGCATCATGGGGGAGGATGGCCCAACTGTCCTAAAGTGCGATGTTGATGAGAGATTCACTCCCACTAACTCAATCGTATTTGATAACGTACTCCGCTTAAAGGGCCTTCCTCGTGGTGGTCGTGTTTATCATATTCATGGTAAGGAACACGGCGGTAAGTCCACACTCTGCTACTCATTCGTTAAGGCTTATCAAAAGTCCGAGGATGAGCCTGTTGTTATCTTCGATTTTGAGGGAACTTGCACAGGTAATTATCTTCGTGACATCGGAGTAGACACTAGTCGCTCTGCTCTGGCTGTCTACAGACCTAATAGCATGGATGAGGCTATCAAGCAAACCATCGTGTTTATGAAGGCCGGAGTTAAGCTATTCGTATTTGATTCTATTCCTCGTATGAAGTCTATGGTGGATGAAAAAGACATCATGAGTGGTCAGGCTATGAAGGCTCAGGTTGGTGAACATGCTAGAGGTATGCAGAAGTTCTTTGATATTCTCATGCCCTATGCTATGAAGTACGATTGCTTGTTCCTCATGGTTAACCAGATTCGTGCTAGAATTGAGATGACCCAAGAAGCAATGCAAGCCGTTAAATACCCTTCTATCACCAATCTAGCTTATACTATGCCTGGAGGCAATTCAGTTCGTTTTATCCCTTCCGTGTCTATTGAAGTTAATGTAGCTAAGGCTTATAGGGCCGGTGGTTACAAGAGTGCTACGGGAACTCCAGATCCTTTTATTCTAGAACCGGGTGATAATAAGGGTGACTATGTTGCCACTAAGGTTAAAGTTCGTATAATCAAGAACAAGGCCACCACTGGTGGTTATCGTGAGTATCATCTTTGGCTTCGTCCTGGGTTCGGCCTAGATGACTGGATTTCTGTTCGTGAGCTAGCTCGTAACTATGGCCTTATCAAAAATAAGGGTAAGAAGTATATTGTGGGTAATGAGGACAAGCCTATTGCTACCTACGACTCTCAGGATGAAGCTATTCGTAATCTAGTAACCGAGCCTGATTTTGAAGTTTTGGCTCGTTTAAAGGTTCTTGTAGCCGCCGCAATTGAAGAGGATAAGGGTGGTTATTCAACTGAAATTACTCAAAATGATAAATTCTTAGCTGGTGACTCTGAAAGCGTTGAAGAAGAAGAAAATGTAGTTCGCGTCACCGCTTTTGACGATGATGACCTATAAGGGGGACTCATGTTAGAGTCTAGTGTTAGAATTAAAATAAGAGCCAGTGAGTATATCCTTACTGTTACTAGTGGAGAAAATCTCACTGTTACCATAGATGTCCAGGATAAGGCTGTAGGGCCTATCCTGGCTTCTACTGGTAGACTTCCCGCCTTTGATATCCAGGAGGCCATCAGAAGGGCTCCAGCGGGGAATGGACACCAGTACAGCGTAGAGCAATACATTGTAGGTAATGATGATCCTCCGGGTAAGTTGATTATTGTTACTGATCAAACTGGCCAGAATACTTTAGTAATTGGAGATACGGCATTTGTTTTTGATACTAATATTTTAAGTGACGCTATTACTAGTTGCACTAAACTTCCTGAAATCAAATGGGTTCCTACTCCACTTCGCTCTGGTGTAATTGTGTATCCTGAAACTAAAGGAACTCAAGGTATTCCTGGCACTCAATTATATGTTAATGGTCAGAGAGTCAGATGAGCAATCCTAATCCCTCTCATTTAAATGTATATAGCCAAGTAAAGGACGTATATAATAGTCCTGTTCTTGGCTCAACTATTAAGGCTCGTTCTTCTTTTGCTGTAGATTCAGATGATATTCAATTAAATGAAAGAGCAAGAGGCTGGTCTTGCAATAAGATGCCATTCAAAACAATATTGAATGGCGGTTTTATTCTTCGTATTATTGATCTTGAATCTAGAGAAGAAGGTGGAAAAGCTTATAAAGTAGTGGATCAATATGGTCATATATACGATCTTCGTGAACGTGTTATGTTGGATATTTTCAAAAGAAAAACTATTAGCCCTGGTGGAGAAATTTCAGGAACTTTTCGTTTTGTGAGAGATGGAAGTCAGAATCTTTTAGTCCCTGAAGACTCCGAATGGGTAGAAAAAGCTAATAGAATGTCTAATAAGACACCAATTAAGAAACCTATCCCTTATACCCTTTACTCCACAAAAAGAGAAAACGAATTCTTTTTCTGTCTCCCCAAGGGTTATTGCTTAGCTTTTGGACATAGCTTCTTGTCAAATGATAGAACTAAGGCTAATCCCTTGGCTTCTGCTTATAGGACGGACCTACCCAAAACTATTTATCTGTCCTCCATACAATTTGATCTGGGTCCAGATCCCGCTGTCGGTTTGCTCCACGCCTTAATGCTTGGGGATAAGAATTATACTAGATGGACTATTGGAACGTTAGAGCCTCTTGCTCATCTGGTAGATAGGTACGAAGAATTCAAAAAGCTTGAGGCTAACCCCAGTTTGCTCAAACTTCCAAACACTTGGAGCAATTAATGCTGGGAAAGTCATTTAAGCTATCTGGTAGACATTTCCAGTCTTGGAAGAGTTTCCATCTATCCGTTAAAGGTTTCACAGTTATTGTGGGGCCTTCGGATCGTGGAAAGTCGGCCATTCTACGTTCTCTTAGAGGGATTCTAAGGAATGAAGTAGGAGCTAATCATATCACCTATGGGGAGAAAGAGGTTAATATAACCCTGGAACCAGAAGAAGGTGAAGTTATAGCCCTATCCAGAAACGCTAAGACCACTAATTACACTATTGGAGATGCTGAATTTTCTAAATTAGCTGGCGGAATTCCTCCTGCTATGGAGGATCTTAAGTGTGGCTCTGTGGATATAGGCGGGGTAAAATTGGACCCTATTTTTGCTGGCCAATTTGGTCAACAATTCATGTTGGAACTAAGCCCCAATGAGCTTAACGCAATCTTCGGTTTATTCTCTTCTACTGAGAAATTGAACTCCGGTAAGAAGCAAGCCTCTTTGAAGAATGCAGAACTCACTTCTACTGCTAAATATATAGCCACAGATATTCAAGAATCTGAACTTAAAAGAGCATTGTTAGCCTCATTAGTAACGGAATTTGATGAAGCCACAAAGCCCCTAGAGGCCCTATCAGAACAGTGTGATACTTTAGAAGCCACTCTAAATAGTTTAGAGCATCTTGCTCTTGTTAAACGTAAAGTGGGGGCTCTTAGCGGAATCAAGCGACCTATCCCATCTCTTGATGAACTAGAGAGTGCTTTATATCATGCCAGACTTATTAGAAATTACATAAGATCAGCCAATTCTAGAAATAACTACCTAAATGGGGCCTCTATTGAAATTCCTCGTACAGCTAGTATTATTAAATTAATGGAGTTAATTCCAAAAGTTAATAAGTATACTACATCAGTCAATAAAGCCAAATCTTTTAGAGCAATAACTAAAGTTAATAGTGATAAATGGATTCAAAATATAGAAAAACTTCAAGGCATCAAGACCTTGTTAACTATGGTAACTAATTACCTTGAATCTATGGAGTCCCAGAAAAATTTGAAAATTAAGATATCTGAGTTCAATAGTGAGTATCAGCTATTGACTGACCGTTTAGTCGAGTTACAAAACGATGGTGTCCAATGTCCTAATTGCGGTCACTATTTCAACACAGGAGAAAAACATGGGCATCAATGAAGAAATCGCTGACCTCAATAAAAAGGTCCTAACTCTCACTAAAAAGCAAGATGAATTTAAAAAACTTCTTGCTGTAGAAGAACATAAAGTAACAGAAATACTCGATAGCCTCAAAGGTGAGGGTTATGATGTTGCCACTATGTCTGAAGAAGAGCTAAACGAATTATCAAAGAAGCTCTTAGCCGAACTAGAGAGTAAAAAGAATAAATTATCAGAAGGGCTCTCTGAAGTAGAGAGCTTATTCACAAAATTGGAGGCTCTACGATGAACGAGTATGTTGTTGGATTTGTATTTAATGAGACCATGAATTCTGTGTTACTCATTAGAAAGAATCACCCTGAATGGCAATCAGGATTACTCAATGGTATTGGTGGAAAAATTGAAGAGGGGGAAACCCCTGTTCAAGCTATGTCCAGAGAGTTTGTTGAAGAGGCGGGTGTCTTTGTTTCTGAAGATGGTTGGAGACCCCTTGGAATTCTAGGTAGTGAAGATTTTGTTGTTCATTGCTTTTCTCTGATAAGTCAATCTGCGTTTAAATCCGCTCGTACTACCACTGATGAAGAATTAGAATGGTGGACAGTAGGGGCTCCAGAGCTAGAAATTGAATCCGTTCCATCTGTGCCTTGGCTACTACTTCTAGCTAAAGACTCTAATTTTCTTAAGGGGCAGCTAACTGTTGTAGCCTCCTATATGAATCTAAATGGCGACTAAACTTGTAGTTAACTTCAGGCGCGGGAAGCGTGATATTAATTTCTCCACTTCCTCCGATGAAGCTTTGTGTGACTCCGCTGAAGTAGAGATTCATTTTGATAAAAAGAATCTAGTAACCGAAGAAGAGTTCTTAAAAACCGTGGCACAATTAAGATACCTCTTAAACAAAATGGGATCTTCAATTTTAGAAGAAACATATAAGGGGGCCGATAAACTTATTGCTTCTGCCACAAAAGCCCTGGAGAAAAAACATGCAGATCAGAATGAAGATGCTAACTGACCTTAATGCAGAGCATAAGGCTATGATGGGTTTACTTGATACTTTGCCTATGTGCGAAGCTAGCAGAGCTAAGGCTATGTCAGATTTTGTGGCCCATTTAACCACCAATTTCGAGGATGAGGAATCCTACATGCGAATTTGTGGTTTCCCAGAGGCCAAAGAACATGAGGGTATCCATGAGGGTATTCAAGACTATTTTGGAAAGATCCTGTCATCCTCAACTCCTGTGTTTTGCCAAGATTTATCCGAATTAAAAAATTTGCTACAAGTTCATATTAACGAAGAAGATGAAAAATTTGCAAAATTTCTAACAACTGAACAGGAATCAAATGAATTACAGGGTTATAAAACTACCTAATTCTAGTGTAGTTTTCACATGGATTACTGATATTCATTTGTCTGCGGTTGCTCCCGGTAGACGATCTGATGCTTATCGTAGTCAAATATTCAGGAAGCTAGATTTTGTAAGAGAACTTACTGAAAAAGTAAATGGTGTGTGCCTATGTGGTGGGGATATATTCCATATCAAAGGTAGTCATTCTAAGGCTAATAGCCTAAATATGATTAATGAGACCATTCGTATGTTTGGGTCCTACCCAACTGGCAAAATTTACTCTGCTGCGGGTAACCATGACATCCAGTTTGATAGGATGGACACAATTCCTAGCCAGCCTCTCGGCGTCTTGATTGAGGCCGGAGTATGTCATCTCCTTAATCACGAGCCTGTTATTTTTACCAATGAGGATGAAAGTGTAAAGGTCAGTGTAGAGACATTTGATTACGCAGGAGGAGTGGAGACTATGGCTGCTCTCTTGAACTCAGGCGATAGGCATCCTGATGTGGATTATAGACTAGGTATTGTCCATGCTTCAGGAGTTCCTGGGGACTCAAGGGAACGTTTTGGAGAATGGACCGTTGGATACAATCAATTGAAAGACATAGACTTCGACCTATTGCTATGGGGACATGACCATACTAGAACTGAGACAGCTACAGTTGGAAATGTTACACATATTAATCTTGGTTCATTAGCTAGAGCCGCTCTGTCTAGTGATGAGACAGAGCGAAAAATTGTAACTTCAATTCTTACATTTACTGCTGAAAAAGCCCGTATTAAAGAAGTAGAGGTGCCCTGTTTACCAATTGCTCAAGCATTTAGAACTGAGGATAAAGTGATTGAAAAATCAAAAGACAATTCTGAAGTTCGAAAATTTTTTAGTGATATGAACGAATCTGTGGATGAGATTATTAGCGATGATCCAATTGTCGTAATTGAATCATTATGCAAAGATGAGCCTATCTTGGCTTCCTTGATCAAAGAATTGTGCGAGTATTAAATGCAAACTATGAAAGCTATAATGCTAGAATGCCCCGATAACCAGTTAGATCCCAGTATCAAAGAAGACATCAAAAAGAACTGGAATGATGAGCCATCTGCTCTTCAAATTCTTCGTATTCTAGATAGTTGTGTTGCCTCCGGCCAGGGGCCATTGGCTGTTAAAGCACTAGAGTTGCTGCTAAACCAAGCTATTGATGAAGAGGCTACTACTTACGAAGCTCTTGTTAAACGAGCAGCTTGGAGAATTTAATGGCTGATATTGTTAAAGCACCAGGAAAATATACTAAAGACAAATTCACTATCTTTCTAGCTGGTGCGATTGATATGGGTTCGGCTGAGGATTGGCAAGTCAAGGTATCTGAAGCCCTTAAAGATTTTGAGGTCTTGATCTTAAATCCCCGTAGAGATGACTGGGATTCTTCATGGAAGCAGGAGAAATCTGATCCTCAGTTCTCTGAACAAGTTAATTGGGAACAAGATGGACTTGAAGCCAGCGATTTAGTCCTGGTGGTATTCACTAAGGATAGCAAAGCACCCATCACTTTTCTTGAACTAGGTATGCATATCAACAATGATATCATGGTGTGCTGTCCTGAAGGTTTCTATCGTAAGGGCAATGTGGATATCTGCTGTGGCCGTAAGGGTGTCACAGTATGGGGGGATCTAGATAGTATGATCGAGGATCTGAAAGTTCTACTTCACCAAGAGGGACTATGAGTTTTACTTCTACTCAGCCAGTTCCTGGATTGGTTCACTTGGATTTTGATTCATTTACACAATTAGGAAAAGCTTTGGTACGCCCTCAAGAGTATGCGGAATCCCCTAAATTTCAAGACACTATATTTACCACTTCTCGTCTTAAAAAGTATATGAGATCATTCCCCTCTACTCATGGAGGCAGAGCTAACCCTTATTGGTCTTTCACTGGCTTTAATATTCCAGGTCATTATGTTGATGGATTTTATGATAAATTTCCATCTATCACCTCCGCTGAATTGAAGGTTTATGAGCATCTAAAGAGCCTTAAATTGCCTGGACGTTACTATCTTATTGGATCAGCCGATAATGCCGCTAAAAAGGCATCGTGGAAGGCCGGAGACCATGAATTAGCCCATGCTCTATGGTATTTAAACGAGAGCTACAAGGCTAATCAACAAGCTATTATTGCACAGTTACCAGAAGAATATCGTAGTTCAGTGCATAATAGGCTTTTAAGCTGGGGGTGTTATGGTCCTAGTGTGATAGAAGATGAAGTTCATGCCTATCTTGCTACAGATACTCTGAGTAAGTTAGCCCAAAGATTTCGTTGGCATATTTTACCTCATGAAGTAGAAATTTGTCATGAAAAGTTAAATCTACAACTACAATTCGCTCTTGGGAGATACTAATGGAAATCTATACTACTGCGGCTGCTGTTCTATCCAAGCTAATTGAAGAGGTCTGGAAAGATGAAGAAAGTATGGTGAAGTGGTTTAAAGAGAAGGTCTTTATTGATCTTGATCGCACCACTAGAGCCAAGATGTTTGTAACAAAACTTGTGGATGAGGCCCTAGTTGCTGCTGGCATGAATTCAGGATCTATTTTGCCCAATGATCGTAAGAGAGTAGCCGCCGTGCTTTCCACTATTCTCAAGGATTTCAATTTAGTCACACAGATCGCTTTGAACCTACAGACTGGCAGTCTCTCCTTTGATCTAGATAAAATGCAGGAAGATTTAAAACCTATTGAATCTAGTTACCCCTCTTTAGAAGAATCCCCATTAGCTAAAAAGGCAAAATACAAGCCTGGAGTGGAAGAATCAGAAAAGAAGTATAATCTGGATTTGGCTCTTATCAAGAACGCTAAAATTGTGGGAGAAATGCAGCGTGGGACTAGCTCTTATAGAATTTCCCCCTTAGGTAAGACTCCGGCATTAGCCGATATCAACAATCTATCCAATTTATCCCCCTTGGCAATTCAATCATATTTGGATGGGGAGCTTTTCATGTTCGATACTTCTCTTGTTTGTAACAAGGCAGGAGTGGCAGAAGAGGGAAATGGGAAATGGACTTCTTCTAGACTAAAATGGCCCATTCAATCAGAGTCCGGTGGTGACATTGTAAAGAAGGCTTTGGCCTCTCGCTATATTGTCTCAAGATTAATTTTTGATCCTGCTATTCTACACTTAGTTCCTCGTTATGAGTCAGTAATAATCCTTAGAGATGCTAAATCAGATGCTCTCGATGAGTTGATTCACGAAGGCTTGGTAACTAAATATGTTAGAACTTAAGAGACTACTAAAAGTTAGATTTGCTTCTAGAAAAGAAAGTGGTTGGAAGGAGATGTGCTTTGAAAAAGGCCCTTCCAATGTTCGAAAAGCTTTTTTTGAACAAATAGGTGATGTCATAAGTGCCGGTAAAAATCCAGAAAAAGCCAGAAAAGTGGCCAATGATATGCTTTTCAACGGTGTAGATGTTTTAGATATAGATATTTTGATGAGGTTAAAATAATGGCCGAGCCCTGTGAATATAAGAATCCTCTGGAGTTCCTAGAGAGTAAACTAGCAGAAGATAAATCCCAGCTATTCTACAATTGGGATACTTTGGAAGTTATAACCCCATCTGTAGAGCTAATTGGGATGGCCCCTGATGGAGAGATGATTATGCGTCATTTGGAGGCTGCAATCCGAACTGCCTACAAGAGCGAGGATAAAATTGGCCCAGACTCCCACTTAAAGATCCTGAAGCACATTCTCAGTCTAAAGCATGAAAGCACATTGGAGCATATCTCCCTATCATTTAGGATTGTCACTTCTAGAGGTGTAACTCATGAATTGGTTAGACATAGAATTGCAAGCTACACTCAAGAGTCTACTAGATATGTAAATTATGGGAAAAAGGCTCCTAAGGTCATCCTTCCCTTCCACCTAGCTACCCGTGATGACAAAGATAAAAATTTTTGGTATTATGCTCAGGTGGAGAGCATCGCTAAATACAATGAAGCCCTAGCTAGAGGATGGAAGCCCCAAGAGGCTAGAGGGATTCTGACCAATGACCTGAAAACTGAGATCGTCACCACCATGAATCTTAGATCACTCAGAAACTTTGCTTCCCTGAGGACCCCAAGCTCTGCTCACCCAGATATGCAGGTAGTGGCAAGAGAAGTTTTGCGTCTTTTATACAACTTGGTGCCATTGCTATTCCAGGATATTCAGGATAAAGTAGAAGCAGTAGCATGGGTTTAATAGTAAACAAATAACTGACTACCAAATGCCTCTTGTATGGAGGTATTTGTTTTGGATATTAAAAATCAAAAATTCGGGTATTTAACAGTTTTATGCCAAGGAGAACCTTACCCTAGTGGCCCAGCTAGGTGGTGGTGCAGTTGTGAGTTATGCGGGAAAGAGAAACTTATTGGGCAAGGAGCTTTGATCAGCGGCTCAAATGTAAGCTGTGGCTGTAAAAGGCAAACTAGGTTACCAGGCAAAGTGTGTCCAAAATGTGGTACCACTTGTGTTAAAAGAGTGTGCCCCCCAAGAGGATACCTTTGCCCCAAATGTAACAACGAACATAGAAGAAACAAATATCATTCTGATAGCCGTTCAATTATGTTGAATAGTGCCCGTAGTAGGGCCAACAAACTTAAAGTGCCGTATAGTCTAGTGAAAGAAGATATCATAATTCCAGAAATCTGCCCTGTTCTTGGGATTAAACTTGAAGTTGGTGATAGGTACTTCCACGACAACTCACCCAGTCTAGACAGGCTTCTGCCCGACATAGGTTATGTTCCAGGGAATATCCGAGTTATATCCTGGAGAGCTAACAGAATTAAGTGTAACGGCACTCTGGAAGAGCTTGAAAAGATTGTTGCTTATATGAAGGTAAATGGACTTTAAGAATCTTGATAGGAGACTATCATGACTTCAACTTTTTTTATCATAGAGGCATCCCATCTCTTCAGAGCGGGTGAGTTATTCTCTGCTCAACTGTACGTAGTGAATGTGATAACCTACCTAGCAAACGAAATATTTGCACCTAGTAGCGGAAGCTGGGTTCTATTTGGCTCTACTAAAGACTCCCAAGCAGAAAAGTATACCGCCGCAGTTGAGAAGACTGGTACCACCGTAATTAGAATGACTCCAATTGATTCAAGACTAAACATTGGAAGCAAGTTCTATAAGCCAGCTACCTACCTTCACGAGATTTTTAAAGACCTACCAAGTGGGTCCAATATTGTTCTAATCGGATTCCACAACACCAGATTTGAAGATATTTTGTTAAAATACAAAAATAAATTCTCCATTTCCATGTGCGCCTTTACCACAAAATCCAAAAATGGCATGGATATGAAAATCCCAGAACATTTTTATCCCTTGTTAAATAAGGCTATTTCCCTTGACAATCATGTAAATGGTATTAAGGGAGAATATGAAAAACAGAAGGAATCAATCGAGGAAGCAATTTAGTATTATCAAGTGAGGAATGCAATAACGGTTCCTATAATAAGGGAGTTGCTACCATGTATTACATCAACGTATCCTCCGAGCAAATTGAGGATTTGAGGCCAGCGATTGACCTCCTAATTCAATTGTGGGGAGAGGATCTTGATAAAGGAGCCCTATATCTCTACGGAATGGTAGATGGCAATTCTCCCATTGTCCCCAGCATGGAAGCCTCAGCAGAAGCTAATAATATTACTTACGGAGTAGTCGCTATTCCGGTTAACTCTGATTCTCTGTATTTTCTAACTGGTTCAGGCTATTCCCTTAAACATGAAGCTTTCGTATACGTCAGTAATGGAGAGATCAGATCCGGTAATTTTGGAGATGCACAAACAGAATCAGTAGTAACCTTGTCATCCTTTACCAAGTTAGCTATTTCCAGTTCAAATACCTTCCTTGATCGTTTCCTAAAACTAGAGAATCCAGAAGCACTTTCATCTGAAAAGCACGGTCCAGATACCAAAGCCGAGAGAAGTGAAGCCGGGACAAACGTTGAACATGGTGGATTAATCCATGAAGAACCAGAACTCCCCGAAGAAAAAATGAGTAGTGTTGAAGGTTCAGTAATGGATATTTGGGCTGAATCCAACATTGAAGACTGGTCTGTATCCGAGCTTTATAAACTACTTCACGGACTCCAAGCAGAGGGGGCAGATAGCGAATCCACCTCTTTCTTTCTCTGGAATGCCTCTGATACTGAGGGCTACTTGATTGAGATTGCTGGTTCACCTGATGCCGCCGCTAAATTGATTGGATCTAAGCTTGGCCTACAACCCCAAGAAATCATAGAAGAAGGCTCTACCATTACAGGAAGAGAATTAGCCTCAGCTATTGAGGCTCTACTTGGTGGGGAGTAACCAATGGCTACTGCAACACTTACTGTTCCAGGGATTGTAATTAACCTTGATATCGCTGAAAAATTTCAACAAGCAGCAACTATGCATGGTCGAATTAAGGTTGAGTTGTGGTATGAAACCGAGAAACCTAAACATTTAAGTTCATTCCTACTACGAGATACCTTTGCCTTTGATGGTAAATTTGTGGAATCTGTATCTGTTCTGATGAGACCAGAAGATGTATTTGATATGTCAGAAGCCTATTGGGATACGCTGGAGAGACTAAAGGATAGTGGTATTGTAACTGCTGATTCTGAGTTCTTTGGCTATGAAATTCGCCTTGAAGATAAACAAACTCTAGCCTGGGTGGTATAAGGGTCCGATAATATTCAGGAGTAAACGCCTTCTAGTTAAGTATAATAGAAGTGACAGACGATTCTGTCCAGCAGCCGCTGGAGGAAGGAACGAGATGAAATGCTCAGAATGTGCCGGAACCGACCACGACAAGCCTTCACAGGTTGATGACTCTTGCCATGAAACACTCAAAGCCCGTGTCGCGGATCTAGAGAACGACCTACGGTCCCTTCTGGACTACGCCGAGCATGGCGACATAACGGGTCGAGGTTGCAGCATCCATCAGGTCAAAGCTGATGCCAGAGAAACCCTCAACCGCAAGTAATGTCCAGGAGTCCCATGAATGCCTACGAATCCCACCCGATCATGATTGACCGTGGCACCTTTTGGCGTTGTGACCACGGCTGTACCTTTGCCATTCCCTGCTGGCGCTGTGGGTTGAAACACCCTATCAAGTTCCTTAGTCACCTTCGCGTTAAGCGTTGATCCTGCCCAGGAGCCACGATGGACTCTGACCTCATCCCCTTTGATTGGTCTTCCGATGCCCATGAACGCAAGTGCCCAACTTGTGGCGCAGAGCCAGGTCAATGCTGTTCCTCCCCGGAGCCGGATCGTCCTGGGTTTGCCGAGGAACACGGCAGACTCATTCACTACAGCCGCGAATAGTTTTTGCCCAAGAGCCAGACAAGGAACTCTAACAACGCACAAAGGAAGTTAAATGAAGACCCTGTTTAAATGTCTATACGGCTCTCACCTTTATGGTGTGGCTCAGCCTACCTCCGATAAGGATTTCAAGGGTGTGTTCACTCAGTCTTTGGATGAGCTTGTCAGTCTTGCCCCCACTAATATCCAGTGGAAGGATGAGGAAAAAAACGAAGAGCATGAAATGTATTACATCAAGGCTTTTGCTGACCTGATGGCTTCTGGTCAGACTGTGGCTTATTCTATGTTATTTGCTCCCCAGAATATGTGGCTGGAGTCTACTCCTGAATGGGAGGAGTTGGTTCTCAACAAGGACAAGGTAGTCTCCAAGGCTCTGAAGCCCTTTGTTGGGTATGCCCGAGATCAAGCTGTCAAATACTCCCTCAAAGGTGAGAAGCTCCAGCTTTTAGATGAAGTGATCTTCTTCCTTAGTGGCTATCCCCCCAACTTCCTCCCTCGACTTTGCTGGGATCAACTTACGGTGGCTTTTACTGGTCGCCCAACGGTTAGATTCTGGACAGATGTCAAGGGTGAGGTGGAGACCCGTTTGATGGAAATCTGTGGTAAATCCTTTGGGGAGACCACCACTGTTAAGCTGTGGTTGGATGCCCTGGTCAAACTTCGCAAAACCTACGGGACTCGCGCCATGGAAGCCAAGGAGAACGATGGTAAGGACTTGAAGGCCCTATATCATGCGGTACGCATTATAAGCGAAATGAACGAAATCCTTGAGTATGGGACGGTAACTTACCCTCGTCCTGAAAAGGAACTCCTGCTTGACATCCGTAATGGTAAGCTCACTAATGGAGAAGTCAGCAACCTCATTGACGAACTGATGGCAAAGGGAGATAGGTTGTTTGAAACCTCCACTCTCCGAGAGAAGCCAGATTATGAATGGCTGAATCAATGGTATAAGAACACACAAATAAACGCAGTTAGACATGAAATTTTGAAAGTCAAAAATAAGGAGCAGTCATGCACGAATTTTTTAATGTCATGGGTAAAAAAGCTTGGTTCGCTGTTAAAGTCGTTTTTTGGATTGTAACGATTGACATAGCTCTTGGAGCCACCTCTCATGTTATCAAAGACTTTTTCATGATTGGTTGGAGGGCATTTTGATTCCTCCTTGGATCGACATCAAACCTAATGTTCTAGTGGCAAAGCATAGTCTTAGAGTTTCCCGAATTATGGGGATTTCAGGACTGGGTTCTTATTCTACTTTACCTCATAGAAAAATGGACTCTGAAAGCCGAGAGCCTGTACCTATAGTGAACGAGGCGATAGGGCAAAACATTGACACCTTCGCGTAAAAGCCGCTACTCAGCGGCTTTTTTAATTTTAGCACATCTTAGTTTATGAGCTTCTGATATCTTTTTTCTATGTTCTTCTGACTTCGGCTTGCCCTTTGACCCTTCTGATATCTTTTTTCTATGTTCTTCTGACAGGGCTACACCCTTCCTTTTCCTACTCATTTCCGCCCTCTCTTCTTCTGTCCAAATATGCCTAAAACTCACCTTCAGTTGTTCTAATCGTTTAGCATATTTTTCTGGATCGGACTTAATTGCCGCCCACCCTTGCTTAGATCCCTCACTTTTTGCAAGCCTAAGTGTATCGGAATCAATCCTGGTTTTTGCTAATTCTTTCAAAGAGTTGCTCATTTTTTCAATGCTTTCTTTTTTCCACACTCTTTTTGAATTTGCTTCCCCTATTTTCTTCTTCTCTTCCTCAGTATGCCTCCTCAGTTTTCCTCGCTCACTCATTTTTTGTTTTGTATCTGCACTGTGCTTTTTCCCACTCATTGGAGATCCGGCTATCCTTGATATGTTATAACCCCCTTCTTCACTAGACTTAAAGAAATCTAAGAAAAACTGTTCTCTTGTAAGGAGGTCTTCTTTGCCTACAAGTTCTAAAATTTTACAATCGAATGCGTTTGCTCCATGTTTATTCCACGAATTTTGGAGTTTTAAAGAGTGATGGCCTCCTTTTTCTAGGAAATCAAAATGCTTCAGCAGTCGCTTTCTGAGATCCACAGAACTTCCAATGTAGCTTTTTCCAGTATTAGTGTTTAGAATGGCATAAACTCCTGAGACCCCCAAAGCCTTTGGAGTAGATAAGAACGGCATGAACTACCTCCATCAGTATACTTGAAAGTTTGTTTTTACGGGAGTTATATGGATTTCGAAGAAGCAGGTAAAAACCTAATCATAGAAACTAATAAAAAATTAATGGAAGCTAGTAAAGCCTACTACGCTAAGGCCCAGCCCATCATGACTGATGAGCATTACGATTTGCTAGAAAAAGACCTAAAAAGTATGGTGTCTAAACTTCCACAATTTACTGGACTTGCCACGGTTTTAACTAAGGTGGGATCTGACATTGTGGACGATAAGGGTAGAGTTCGTCATTCTAGGCCAATGTTATCTTTAGAAAATCAGTATACTTTTGATAATGTAGAAGCTTTTGTTGACAAATTTCCTGAGGGGGCCGCTTTTGTGGTTGAACCAAAAATTGATGGCGCGAGTTTAGCGGTTCAATACCTGAACCGTCAGCTAGTTAAAGCTGTGACTCGCGGAGATGGGGAATACGGGGAAGATGTGACTCGCCAGATGGTGGCCTCTGATGCCATTGAAGTTACCCTAAATCCCGAATTTTATCCTGACAGTCTTATTGAAGTCCGTGGGGAGGTCTACATGACCACCCAGCAATTTGATGCCATCAACGCAGAATCTGAAAAGAAGTATGCTTCTCCTCGTAACTTAGCGGCTGGGTCTATGAAACTTCAGGATCTTGCTGCGGTTAAGGCCAGAGGTCTGAAGTTCTACCCATGGGATGTCAGCGGGATTCCAGCGGAGTATCTAGCCAAGAAACATCTTAGTGCTGATTTTGCTCATCACCAGATTGTCTACTTCTCCAGAACCATTACAAAAAACTTCAATCCTGACTTTTCTGTCTTCCATACTGCCAGTGAGATAAACAAGGCTTTAGATGGCTATCTCCGAATCTATCGTGACACTGCTATGCACCAAGGCAGAGGTATCATGACTGATGGGTATGTCATCAAGGTGG